ATGTGGGCGCGGATCGATAACGGCTTGGCCGTCGAGTTCACCAGCGAGGATCCTTCCGACCGGTTCCATCCCGACCTGACTTGGGTAGCGGTTCCGCCGAGTCTTCACAGCTGGGCCGATACCACCTACGTCGCCGACACCGAGGACGGGCTGCGGCCGCCGTCGCTCGACACCATCAAAGCCCAGGCACGAGCCCGCGTGGCTGCCCGCCGTTACCAGGAGCAGGGACGGGGTGTCACGGTCGGCAGCTTCCGGTTCCACACCGACCAGGAAGCCTGCGCCAACCTGACGGGGGCGGTCGTTCTGGCACGCGAGGTCGAGGCCCGCGACGGGCCGGGCTCCTATGGTGCCAAGTGGAAGACGCTCGACGGCTTCATCATTCTCGATCTGACAGGCCTCATCACTGTCGGCCTGCAGGCAGGCGCGTTCGTCCAATCCTGCTACGACCGCGAAGACGCGATCGGCGTCCTGCTGGACGCAGCCACCGACTGGTCCGCCGTCGTCGCCGTCTGCGACGCCGAGATCGATACAGGCTGGCCGGCCGACGCCGCGTAGCCGGCAAACCGTCTTGAAGTCGTCCCGACCCCGCCCTCCGGCGGGGTCTCTTACGTTGAGGGAGGGAGATCCCCATGCCCGAGCAGTTCCTGCACGGCGTCGAGGTCGTCGAGATCGACACCGGGCCACGGCCGATCCGCACGGTGAAATCCTCGGTGATCGGTCTGGTCGGCACGGCACCCGACGCCGATCCCACGGCCTTCCCGCTCGACACCCCGTTCCTGGTCGCTGGATCCCTCGCCGCCCTCGCCAGCCTGGACACCACCGGCAATTTCGCCGGCACCCTGCCGGCCGCCCTGGATGGGATCTTCGACCAGGCCGGCGCCATGGTGGTGGTGGTTCGCGTCGCAGAAGGCGCCGACGACGCCGATACCGAGGCCAACGTCATCGGCGGTGTCGCAACCGGAACCGGCGCGTACACCGGCGTTCACGCGCTGATGGGCGCCCAGGCCAGCCTCGGCGTCACGCCCCGGATCCTGATCGCGCCGGGGTTCACCCACCGGCAGGCCGCCGGTCCCGAAGGCCCGCTTGCCAATGCGGTTGTCGCCGAACTGCTCGGCATCGCCGAGCGCCTGAGGGCCGTGATCATCGCCGACGGGCCGAACACGTCGGATGCTGACGCCGTCGCCTTCCGTGGTGACTGGGGCAGTGCCCGCGTCTACGTCGTCGATCCCTGGGTGCTGGTGGCGCGCGGCGGCGCCATCGTGCCGGAGCCGGCGAGCGCCCGCGTCGCCGGCATGATCGCCCGCATCGACAACGACCGCGGCTTCTGGTGGTCGCCCTCGAACCAGGAGATGTTCGGCATCGTCGGCACCTCCAGACCGGTGGATTTCGCGCTCGGCGACCCGAACAGCCGGGCCAATCACCTGAACGAGAACGAGGTCGCCACCATCATCCGCGAGGACGGCTTCCGGCTCTGGGGCAACCGTACCTGTTCGGCTGATCCGAAGTTCGCCTTCCTCTCCGTGCGCCGCACCGCCGACCTCATCAACGACAGCCTGCTGCGCGCCCATCTCTGGGCCGTCGACCGCAACATCACCCGGACCTACCTCGAAGACGTGAGCGAGGGCGTGAACGCCTATCTGCGCGCGCTGAAGGCTCAGGGCGCCATTCTCGGCGGGCGCTGCTGGCCCGATCCAGACCTGAACAGCCCGGCCAACCTCGCCCAGGGCAAGGTCTACTTCAACCTCGACTTCACCCCGCCATACCCGGCCGAGCACGTCACCTTCCGCTCGCACCTGGTGAACGACTACCTCGTGGAGATCCTCTGATGGCGATCCAGCTGCCGCGCGTGCTGAAGAACCTGAACCTCTTCGTCGACGGTCGCGGCTATGCCGGCCGCGTCGACGAGATCACCCTGCCGAAGCTGACCGTGAAGACCGAGGAGCACCGTGCCGGCGGCATGGATGCGCCGGTCCGCCTCGACATGGGGATGGAGGCGCTCGAAGCGACGCTGATGCTCGCCGAGCTGGACGAGGCGGTGTTCGCGACCTTCGGCTTGCTCGGCCGCGACGCCATCCCGGTCACCGTGCGCGGCGCCATCCAGGCCCAGGGCGGCGCGGCCCAGGCCGTCGTCGTCAACCTCCGCGGCGGCTGGCAGGAACTGGATTCCGGCACCTGGAAGGTCGGCGACCGTAACGGCCTCACCGTCAAGATGGCCTGCTCCTACTACAAGCTCGCCATCGCCGACCGCGACCTCGTCGAGATCGACATCCCCAATCTCGTCCGCCTGATCGACGGCAAGGACCAGCTCGAAGGCCAGCGCACCGCGCTCGGTCTCTGATCGCTATTGCCGCAACCGACCTGACATTGATCGCGAGGATCCCATGACCACGACCGCCATCGCCCCCGACGCCTCGGTGACCATCGATCTGCTGGTCCCCGTCACCGTCCAGGGCCGCACGCTTGCCAGTGTCACGCTGCGCCGCCCCAAGGTCGGCGACCTTCGCCGCATGGACAAGGTCAAGGGCTCGGAGATGGAGCGCACGCTCTACCTGATCGGCCAACTGGCCGAACTCGCGCCCGCCGAGGTCGACGAGCTGGACGCCGCGGACCTCGCCACGCTGGGGGACGTGGTCGCGGGTTTTACCGCGCGATAGGGGTCGGACCTTCTGCCGTTCGCGCGGCCATGGCGGATGTCGCCCTGGTGTTCCACTGGTCGCCCGAGGTGATGGACGCCATGGACGTCGATGAACTGCTCGACTGGCGCCGGCTTGCCGCCGAGCGATCGGGAGAACGGTGATGGCCAAGGCGAACACACAGGTCTCCGTCACCATCGCCGCGGTCGACGCACTGACCGCACCCGTGCGCCGCATGAACCAGGCTGTCGGCGGCATGCTGCAGCCGATCGCGGCCCTGCAGGCGGCCGTCGGACGGCTCGGGCGCGAGGTCGGGTTGGAGCGTCTCGGCCGCTCAATCCAGAAGCTGGGCGACCGGCTCGCCGGCGTCGGTGCTGCGGCCGGCACCAGCCTTGCTCGGATCGGCCTGCTGGCCGGCGGCGCGGCAGCAGCCATCACCGGGCTGGTGCTGGGGACCGCCAACCAGGGCGACGAAATGGTCAAGAACGCCCAAAGGGCCGGCGTCGGTGTCGAGCCGTTCCAGCGGCTGGCCTATGCCGCCGCCATGAGCGGTGCCGAGGCAACAGAACTGGTGGGCGCGCTGCAGCGGCTATCAAACACTGCCTCGCAAGCTGCTGACGGCGGTCGCGAGCAGGCCGAGGCCTTCGGGCTGCTGGGGGTATCCATCTACGGTGCCGCCGGCGCCATCCGGCCGACCGAGGCGATGTTTGCGGATGTCGCCGAAGCGCTGTCGCGGATGCCCGAGGGTGCGGAGAAGACCGCGCTCGCCATCGCCGTGTTTGGGCGTAGTGGCGCGAACCTGATGCCGCTCCTGAACAGCGGACGGGATGGCCTTGCCGAGATGGGTACTGAGGCCGAGCGGCTCGGCCTGATCATGTCGGAGACCGCCGCCAAGCAGGGCGAGGCGTTCAACGACAACCTGGAGCGCCTGCATCGTCAGGTCGCCGCTGTCGGCCGGTCGATCGGTGAGCAGCTGGTGCCGGTCGCGGACGACCTGGTGAACACGCTCCGCGCCTGGGTCGCCGAGAACCGACAGCTCGTGCTCGACACGGTGACCGACTGGATCGAGCGGCTGAAGGCGGTCATCACCGCACTGCTCGATCCGGCGAGCAGTCTGCGCCAGGAACTGGCATCCCTCTGGGCCCGTGTCCAGGCGGGTATCGAGGCGGTCAAGCCGCTGGTCGATCTGCTCGGCGGGCCGGCGATGGTCGCCGTCGGCGGACTGGCAGCGTGGGTGGCCGGGCCACTTGTCTTGGCCTTCGCCATGCTGGTCCCGGCGGTCCTCCAGGTCGCTGCCGCCCTCGTGTCGGTGATCGCAAGCACCGGGCTCTTGGCGGCGAAGTTCGTCGCCGGCTTGGCCCCATCTGTTACCGCTGCCATCCCGGTGATCTGGGGCATGACGGCCGCACTTCTGGCCAGCCCTATCACCTGGATCGTCGCCGGCATCGCAGCACTCGCCGGTGCGATCTACCTCATCGTCCGGCACTGGGAGCCGATAAGGGCCTGGCTGCTGTCCTTCTGGGAACCGATCCGCACCGCCTTCGATCAAGGCTTCGTCGAGGGCGTTCTCGCGGTCTTGGCTCGCTTCAGCCCTGTGACACTCGTCGCCGAGGCCGTTCGGATCTTTGTGCAATGGCTGACCGGCGTCGATCTGTTTGCGCTCGGGTCGGAGTGGGCCGGGCGTCTCTGGGATGGCCTCCGCGACCGCTGGGCCGCCATGCAGGAGTGGCTCCGGGAAGCCGTCGCGGGGCTCACCGAGTGGATGCCGGAATGGGTGAAGACGCAGCTCGGGATCGATCTCGCGACGAACGTTGCGGCAGTTCCGCCGCCGGCCGGGACGGCAAGCGGACTGCCTGGTGCCGCGTCCGGCAGCGCAGCATCATCCCGCCTGTTGCGCGACGTGATCGTCCTGCCGCCGGCACCATCGGACGTTGGCGGGCGTGCCGAAGTCCGCTCCGCTAACGACGCCCTTGGGGCGGCAACGCGAGCACCGACTGTCCCTGCTACAACGCCGATCGCCCTGCCGGCGCCGCGAGTGAGTCTCCCCCAGTGGGTCGGGTCAGCAACCGGCAGCAGCTCGTCCGGACCATCCTCCCAGACCGCTCCTCTGCTTGTTGCCAACCTGACCTCGCCCACGCCGGCCGCGCCGCCTGCTTGGCCGACGATCGCAATACCCTTTGGACCTCCGACCGGCGAGACCAACGTCCCGTCGAGCATCCTCGGCCCTGGCTCGCCGCAGGTGGCGTCACCGATCGCCCAGGCAGCGCAGCCAACCAGCGTGTCGATCACCATCGCCGAGGGAGCGGTCCGGATCGCGCTCGACGGCGTGGCCGATCCCGATCGTCTCGCCATGGCGATCGAGGATCACCTGGCTTCGGTCGCCCGGCGCGCCGCGTCGGAGGCCCGCGCGGCCCTGCACGACTGAGGTCGTCATGCCCGAGATCATGATGGCGCTCGGCGAGTTCCGCTTCGCGCTCGATACCGCCGCCTACGACCAGCTCCGGCGCTCCGACAGTTACCGCTGGCAGGGTCAAGACCGTCTCGGCCGCCGGCCAGCCCAGCAGTTCACCGGGCACGGGCCCTCGACCGTCGAACTCGAGGGCACGATCTATCCGGCCTTCCGCGGCGGGCTCGGCCAGATCACCGCCATGCGCGAGGCCGCCGACGCCGGCACGCCACTGGAGATGGTCGACGGCACCGGCAGGGTCTGGGGTCTCTGGTGCATTCTCGACCTCCGTGAGACCCAGGCCGTGTTCCTTGCCAACGGCGTGCCGCGCAAGCTGGAGTTCTCCATCAAGCTGGTCGCCTACGGAGAGGACGCATGACCGCTGTCCGCTACCTGACCCGCGACGGCGACATGCTCGACTGGATCTGCTGGCGCCACTACGGCCGGAGCTAAGCCACGGTCGAGGCCGTGCTCGCCGCCAATCCCGGTTTGGCGGAACGCGGGCCGGTTCTGCCGGCAGGCATCGAGCTGACATTGCCAGATATCCCGACGCCGGCGCCTCGACGCATCCTGCGCATATGGGGGTGAGCGATGCCCTGGACGCCAGCGTTCCGGCTCGAAGCTGACGGCCGCGACGTGACCGATTCAATCCGCGACCGGCTGCTCTCGCTGCGCATCGACGACGAGGCGGAGACCAGGAGTGACCGGCTGAGCCTCACCCTCGACGACCGGCCGCGCCTGGATGGCGCCGTCGCCGACCTGCCGACCCCAGACACCATGCTGTCGGTATGGCTTGGTTACCGCGAGTCCGGCGCCGTCGACATGGGCCGCTACCGGGTCGACGAGATCACCTACAGCGGCCCGCCGGCCACCCTCGAAGTGAAAGCCACCGCCGCCGCTCTCGGCCAGGACATCCGTGCCGCCCGTTCCCGTTCCTGGCACCGCCAGAAGCTCGGCGAGCTCGCCCGCGCCATCGCTGCGGATCATGGGCTGGAGGCGAGGGTCGAGGCCACGCTCGATGCGATCCCGCTGCCCCACCTGGATCAGACGACTGAGGGCGACATCGCTTTCCTGGGGCGTGTTGCCGGCCGCTACGACGCGGTCGCCCGACCGCTTGGGTCTGTCCTGGCTGTCGTCCGGCGCGGGGTCGCGACCACGGCGTCGGGCAGGACGCTGCCCACGGTGACGCTGACACCGGCCGAGGTCACGAGGTGGTCCTACACCTATGCCGCCCGCCGTGAGGCCGGCGCCGCCGGCGACAAGCGCGGCGGCGTGCGCGCCTGGTGGTGGGACATCGCCGCCGGTGAATCCCGCAAGATCGAGCAGGGCGAACCGCCCTACGAGGATACCCCCGCTCCGGCTTCATGCACATTGATCTCGGTCCGGCGCGTCAGTGGGGCGAACGCTTCCCGGTGCGAGCGACGGCCTTCGCCGCGGAGACGCCGGCTGCGCGTGAGGTGCTGGCCGAAAGCCGCACGATGAAGGGCAGCGGCGCGGCCGGCGTGGCAACGCTGGGCGCAGCCGGCGTCGAGGTGGCGCAGAACGTACTGGCCGAAACCCAGTCCGCGATCCTGCCGCTCGTGCCCTACCTCGACACACTGCGCTGGGTGTTCATCGCCATCGCGCTCGCGGGCGTCGCCGTCACGATCTACGCGCGGCTTGATGACTGGAAGCGGGGGCAGCGATGATCTCCACCCTGCTTGCGAATGTCGCCGCCAGCCCGTGGGCGCGATCAGCGATGCGCTACGGCGCCATCGTGCTCATGATCCTCCTGTTCCTGCTCGCACTGCGACGCTCGGGCGAGCGTGCTGGCCGCCTCGTCGAACGCCTCGAAACCACGGAGAAAGCCAATGATGTCCAACGCCAGATGCTGGATGCTGCGGCTCGCCGTCCTCGCGATCTCGACGAGCTTGCTGACCGCCTGCGCGACGGTAGGTTCTGAGCCAAGGATCGTCACCTTCTGCCCGCCAGTGGTCGAGTATAGCCGCGCGTTCCAGACGCGGGCTGCTGAAGAGCTTGGTTCGCTGACGGATGGATCGGCGATTGCCGACATGCTCGCCGACTACAGCGTCATTCGCGATCAGGCGCGCGCGTGTCGGCAACATCATTTAACTCATTGATATTCAACTGGACTTAACGCGCCGGTCACGCCTGTTGTCGCATTGACTGCCGCGAGGAACCAATGCTGTGACGCCAAAATACCCCCACATCACCGTTGCGCTTACTGGGCATGACGGCAACGCCTTTGTAATACTCAGCCGGTGCCGCAAGGCTGCAAGGGAGGCCGGTCTCTCCGATGACGAGATCGCCGCGTTCATAGCTGAGGCCATGTCGAACGATTACGACCATCTTCTGCAGACCGCCATGTGCTGGTTCGAGGTCGTTTAATGCCATAGAGCCTGATTCGAAATTACTCTGAACTGTTGCAATGTCTTGCGATGCGTCGGGTGAAGAGTTGGACGGATGCGACGAAGAGCCATGCGCTTGCGGACGCGATGGTTTGCTCGAAGTCCTTGGCGAGGCGTCGGTTGCGGCTGAGCCAGGCCAGCGTTCGTTCGACGACCCATCGGCGGGGCAGGACCTCGAAGCCCTTGGCAACATCGGATCGCTTGATGATCTCGATGGTCCATTTGCGGCTCTTTTGAATTTCGAGTGGGCTATGCGGCCTGCGGGTTGATCCGGGTGAAGTCGAGTTTTCCGGCGATGAGGAAGAGTACGGTGCGCATGGTGGCGAACCGGGTGTAGCCGCGGGCCTTGCGTTTGGCGGCCTGAAACAGGCCATTGAGCGCCTCGATGAAGCCGTTGGTCTGGCGGGTCTGGGTCCAGGCGACGATGCCGTCGAAGTGCCTACGGATCATCCTGGCGACGTCTTTCATCGGCTCGACCTTGGAACGCAGGACGTTGGTGCACCACTGCTTGAGCATGGCGGAGACGACGTTGATCTGCTTGCGCTCGAGGATGTCGCGCAAATTCTCACGGTAGAGCCAGGCGCGCGGCGTGCGTTTGGTGGCGACCTGAGCGATCAACGCGTCAAGGTCGGCCCGGCCCTCGTCAGTCAGCCGGTCGCGGTCTTTGAGCAGCTTCCAGCGCAGCCCCTTGAGGCTCGGATCGGTTCGCTGCTCGATGCGCCTGGTCTGATCGACGGCGGCGGACGCATGGGCGACGACGTGGAATTTGTCGAAGGTGATGCGCGCGTTGGGCAACTGCCTGGCCACGCCCTTGATGAAGGCCGGCGACATGTCGATGCTCACCGAGCGGACCTGCTCGGGCATGGCTTTGTGCTCGGCCAGGTATTCGGCGAAGTGGGTGATGGTTTTGGCGTCCTTGCCTTCGGTGACGAACACCACCTTGCGCTCATCCATATCGGCGGCGATGGTCAGGTAGTTGTGGCCGCGCCGGCAGGAGGTCTCGTCGATCGCCACCGCCGTCACCGTCGACAGATCGGCCTCGGCCAGGGCGAGATCGACATAGCGCGAACAGATCGCATGGACGCGATGCCAGGACAGGCCGACCAGCTTGGCCACGGCGGCAAAGGTCATCTGCCGGGCCATGGCCAGCACCAGCGCCTCGAACAGCAGGGTGAAGCCGGCGAGCTTGCCGAACCACTCGGGCTCGACCTGCACGACCCGCCCGTCGGGCAGCTTCACGCGAGGCGTTCTGACCTCCAGGAAGCATTCGTGCTGGAAGAAGTTCAGATGCCGCAGGCGCTTGATCTGGGTGTCATGCACCGGATGCACGCCTGCCGCACCGGCCGCCGGAAACCGTGTCCCGGCGACGAAATCGACACCGATCGTCAGGGTCTTCTCGGCCGCGTCGAAGTCGACGCCGTTGACGTACCACGGCTCGGCAATGCCCAAGGCCACCTCGAAGAGTTGGTTCTGCATGCCCCGCACTCGCCTCCAGAGCCCCACCTGCACCCAGCATGGCCA